TAACTTGCATTAATTCAATGAACTTTTCCATATCTTCAGAGTCTAATGCTCTTGAAGATAATACCAAATCAATTTTATACCGATCAGAGCCGGGTGCCTGAAAATTAGAGGCATCTTGTGCAGGATCTAATAAAGTAGCATCAGAATTAGAAGTAACGATGGATTCAACAATTTCAAACCCAATTTTAACAGTAGCGGTATTTGCTGAATATTTTGATGTGGCTATTGTTTGTGCATCATTAGAAATAAAGAATCCATCATAATAAAATACACCAGCATTTATTGAAAAGGTTTGACCAGTTCCAACTTCAGTAACGGTAGCAAAAAATGGTCCATCACCAGTAGTTTCCGAAGTTTTAATGACATCATTAGCAATGAAATTATCACCATAAATTTGTTTAACCATAAAGGTAATGGGTTCATTGGTCCCAGCATCTTTATCATAAACTTTGATAATTTGTGCTCGTTTTGTTCCATCATTAGAAAAGATGGTTTTATCCACAAAATTATTGATGTCTAAATCAACAGAATTATAGGATGGATTTAGTTTTAGGTAAGTTGCATTTTGAAGAAAGAATTCTCCACCAGTAACAACTGAGCCATTTTTGAAAATATGATTACCAAATTTTCCAATTTGATTTTGGAGAGAACTTTGTACTTGCGTAAGTTCCCGAGCTTGAACAGCATATCCAGGCTTGAATAATAATCTTAGGAACTTTTTAGAATCTGAATAATCATCATAATATGGATTTCCAGAAAAATTAGTGGTAAGTGACATAGATTCCTCTAAAATTTAACAACAAATTTAATATTTTCAAATTGCTCATTGTCTCGTTGAATCGGAAGAATATTTTGGGTATATAAAATATAGCCAGTATATGGTTCAAATTCGGGATAAGTTATTGAAAGGGTAGTTCTACCAGAAAGATTGGTATTTGCTCCTTTCAATACTGATGGAATAGATATCGTTCCTTTAACATTAGTTAAATAAACAATATTAGAATTTTCTTCACTAACTATTCCAGAAAAAGTGGGGGAATTTATATTTCCCTGATATACAAATTCATTTTTTGAAAATTGTGAAGTTCCAGAAAGTACCGTAACTTCAGTAGTTTGGGTTATCACTGAACTAGCATTAGCAACAACAGTAGTTGATCCATATAAATGTGGATCACAAAGAATTCCATATTGCCTAAATGCAATATTAGATGAAATTATTTCTGATGTACCAATTTCACCAAAATACATATTTACCATGGTACTATAAGCACCGAGTTCCCTAGCAGAATTAAAACTATGTCCATATTTGGGTGGTAAAATTACTCTACTTTCTACACCAGTTCCAGTACCATAAACCACAACATTAGCATAATTATATCCAGAACCATAACTTGATAATTTTATATCATAGATTCCGGTATTTGCTAGAATGGTATTAGCAACTGCACCAGTACCATCCCCAAATATTTCTGTTCTAGTAAATACTTGAATATTATTTCCAGAACCACCACCAGAAGAATCGGTTGGATAGGAAAGATCAATATATCTATTAAAGGCATCAATAGCAGTTATATAGGTATATCCTTGGATTCCTGTTCCAGATACGCCCATTTTATATTTAATACTTCCTAAATCGGCACCTGTAGAAACTGTTAATCTTGTACAAGCAACAGGAAAAACATTAACTGAAATTTCACTATTATAATAATCAGTTCCAGGATTGGTAACAACAACTGTTAATAATTCACCATCAACTGCGGTTGCGGTATTGGCGGAATATTGTATTTTAGATGCTGATGTTGGAACAGGAATCCAATTAGTAGATTCAAATGGGCTTGGTTCCGGAACCTTATACATATATTTCCAAACATAGGAATCAGCCGTAATGACATTTCCTTGGGAAGATATTGCTTGTCCTAATGGTTCATCAGTAGAGGGTTGACCAAGATTATTATTGACACATTTATAAACATTGTTCTCAGAATTAATAACGTACATTGGTTGTACATTAGCTGAATCTGTTTGTGTTAATAAAATAGTTGGATCAACAATATCGTCATATTGATGATAAGTATAATTTGATGTCCAAGTTAATCGAGGAATTACCAATTCTACAGAATTCCCAACAATCTTTTTTGCAGCAATCATATTATCCCAAATTTTCTTTTCATTAAATTCAGAATAAACGATATCATCAGCTACAGTTTCATTAGCATAAGGAATATGATTACCAATAAAAACATAACCAATGGTCGGATTATATTCATTAGAAAAGTTTCTTTTGAATTGTTCCGCGTTATTGTATCTGGTTTTTCGAGAAATGAATGCTGTAGACATACTTTTATTTAGGTTAAATTGTTATGTGAATATTTCGATGGAAGATTCTATATCGACAGAAATTCCGGTATCAAATTCGACAATAGTATTTAATTGACCATAACCGACAGTTCCCGCCGGATGAATCAATTCTTTAATCATCTGTTTGTATTTAACAAATTCAATTTCTGAAGATATTACATGGGCGTGTTTATGATAATATTTGTTGTCTTGTAACCGAATATCTTCAGCAGAAATTTTACCATCTGAATTTTTCCATCTACCAGGAAATTCTATATAAGAGGGAACCAATTCCACAGTTGCAATTGCAGTTCCATCGCCGTATCCGGTAAGATCAACAGAGGGTTGGAATTGAATTCCTGAACCTGAATTGATGATGGTAATTTCATTAATACCACCATAACTACCAGAGGTTGAAAATCCAACATCAAATGCTTCACCATCCCCCATAATAGCAACTGCTTCAATTACTCCATTACTTCCTGCAATAGAATCAATGGTTATAGTTGGTAATGTCGTCTGTTCGTATCCTTGACCACCAATTAAATATTTTCCATATAATCTTACTGGTTTATTAGTAAAAGAAGTAGCAAAAGCAGAACTTACATTTATTGAAGTATTGGAAGTAATGACATCAACAATTTTAGTTTCATTATTAATCATTACCGAACAACCGGGATATAATTCGGTTGTAAATAACGTATTAGTTCCAACAACTGTTACAGAACTACTAGAACCATTAGCAGTACCTAATATTTTTGGTGGAACTAATTTAACAACTTCTATAGAATTATTAGCACCCACTTGTTTAATTTCAGCAGCAGCACCAAATCCCCAAGAACTTTCAGCATTAGTAAAGATTAATTCTTCACCAACGGCATATCCTTCACCTGGATTGATGATTTTTAATTTACCAATGGAACCAAAGGTGTTGATATAAACATAATTATTAGACAACAATAATTTGGCTGGTTCCGCATTAAATTTTGGTTCTTCTAATAAATTGACATCAACTTTTGTGATTTCTATACCAGAAATTTGTCCAATATTGGTATAACTGGTATTAGCAAAAGTTCTAGCAATAACACTATTGGCATTACCGGAATAAGTGCCGCCGGTAATGCCATAATCAGCAGCATCAATGGTGGTAACATCAGGATTGATATCATCTATGACAGTAGAGAAAATGGTAAAGGTATTTGAAGTATCTACTAAATATTCATCAGAACCAAGAACTGAAACAATTGAAATATCTACTAATGGCAAACCAATTTCATTATTTTCAGCATCAACTAAAAATATTTTTCCGTTAGCATCAAAACCAGCACCACTTTCAGCAATAAAAAGACCATTTATTTGTCCTTTAGATACTTTAGTAATAATTGCTGTTGGTTGTACTACTGCTCCCGGAGATTCTATAATTACTGGATCACCAACATTATAATAAGCACCAGGATTGGTAATAATGATATCATTCAATTCTGAAATGGTTTTACATCTAATATTGACCAAAACATCATTTACAAATACTGAAGAATCCAGTTCTTCACCTATCTGAAATTCACCAATTAGTGTTTTTGAATCAACATAAATTTCATAGATGATTTGATTATTGACTAATTTTTGATAAACTTTTTCAGAAATTACTGAAGCACCAGTAGTTCTACCAATGAGTTTTCTATTAATTAATTCTGAATATTCTACATTATCATATAAAACTTCAATTTCAGATCCAGAAGCTACTGGGTTATTGAAGATAATTAGATTATATTCTTGAAGGATTACATAATCTACAGTTAATACATTATCAACGGTAACAATTATATTATTATATGGACTAGTGCCTTTACAATTTAATAATGTAAATTGTGTGGTTATACCATCCCCAATATAGACCGATGATACATTTTTTTCTATCTTGATAACAATATCCCGAACCCATTTACCATCAGACGCAATCAGAATATTGTTCTTGGGATATAAAATTTCCGCATCTTTACCAAAAATTAATTTGAATAAAAATTTAACAGATTTTTCACTACCTTTGGTTTGATATAGATTTAGGACATTTTTAATAAAGAACGCTTTATCACTAACCATTTCATTAGTGATATAAGGAGCAAAGACATTAAAGAAATGGGATTCGAATTGATCTACTGATCTATCAACATCAAAATTATAAAGAAGTTCTTTAGCTTCCGTTAATAGATCATTTTGTTTTATTCCTTGTTTAGTTTCAAGGAATTCATAATAAGCTTCTAGGAATTCTATGAATAGTGGATAATCTTCCCTGACAAATTCTGGGACTTGTCTATTGATTAGAACAGAAGTTTTTAGATCCATTTTTATTTGGAACTCAGTTCATTGATGATAGCCGTTGGGTCGGATTGATCCAATGTCAAAATAGAATTTCTTACTGATGAAAGAATACCTTCTTGTGCTTGAATAGATAATCTTAATAAATTATCTGAAGTATTTATTTGTTGAATATTCAGATCAGTAATAATTACTGTTCCAGAAGTATAATCAATGGTTCCAGCATTAGATTCAATGATATTACGTTCTGCTAATTCATTAAAGTAAACAGTTCTAAGTGTTCCGTGATTAGCATTTAGAATAGCAATTGCTTCCGCAGCAGAACCTTCCCCACCAGTAAAACTAATAACTGCTTTGGTGTAATTAATGCCTCTATTGGTAATTGCAATACTAACGACTTTTCCATTCACAATCTTTGCGGTTGCTGCGGCACCATAACCATCGCCAGTGATAACAATAGTAGGTGCTGTTTTGTAATTGTAACCAGAATTGCGAATTTGAATTTCTGAGATGCCAGTATAAGATTCTGGAACTTCTTCTATTAAAGCATTTCTAGCAATCCCATAAAAATCATTAATTACAAATTCTGAAGTTACTAATCGATTTAATGTAGTTCCTCTATATAAAGGTACATTGAAATTTATGGTATAAGTTCGTAATTGATTCAGATAAGGAACGATACGCTTTTCTACTCGTACCTTGGTTTCACAACCTAAAATTGCATTTAGATCAACACTATCAATATATTCTTGCATTTTTGAAACAACAAAAGTCGAATCAAATTTATTAAGATTGGTATCTACATAGGAATAAATGGCATTACGAATTCTATTGTTTAATTCTGTTTGGGAATTGCTAGTTTTTCTTTTGTTATATTTTACAACATTCTCTACTTTTAGGTAGAGATATTCTGGATCAATAATTTTAACATCAGTAGTAATCATCATTTTTGGTTTGATGATATTTTCAATGATATTATCTTTTTCTTCTGTGGGTAGATAATAATTTTCTTTTGGTTTTATTGAGATAAAAACTTTGCCGTAAATAGGTGGAGATTCGGTTTCACCACCCCAAACAGAAATGGCTTCAATAGCTGGATACTTACTAATCAAATAAGTTTCATAATCTTTAGAAGTCACTAAACGATTTTGGGATACAAATTGAGACGTGGAATTAAATTTTATGGAATCTATAACTTCTTTTGAAGAACCCCCACCCGATTTTGCTAAAACATCTATAGTATAAGAATTGAATGAAAATGCAGAAGAGGATATCGTAAATCTAGAACAATCATTAGCATCTTCACCTACAGTAATTAAATAACTAATTGAAATTACTGACCCATCATTAATTGCTTTACCGATTATTCCATTACCGAAATAAATTTCGTAATTTTCATTTAATCCTTCCTGCAAGAAATAAATTTCTGAGGTATCATCAATATCTAAAACATCATTAACTAAAGTAAAGGTTTTGGTTTCTAGATCACCTATAGAATTTTGCACTCTAACCTTGATGGTATTGGTATCAACATTTTTAGATGGAATTCTAAAAATACCTTTAGGATTGGTATCTAAATTGAAGGTATAAACATAATTAATTAATTGACCTTCATAGATGGGAACTTCTTTGAAATAATAATAGCTACCAACTTTACTTACTGAAATATCATCTAATATACAGAAATTATAGGAAGTATTGTCCACTAGATTTGATTTGAAGGAAAATCCTCTAGGTATCAATAATGGATCTGGAGTTAGATCATCAACATTAGCTTCCACAGTAAAATCGATAATTGCTTTAGATGCAGCAATGGAATGTGGAGTATAACCTAAACTTTTTGCATGGGAAACTACTGAATTGCGTAAAATAGATGAATCTAGAAAAGATTCATTAGCAACCATATTCAAATAATAGGCATTATAATGGGTATTGTAAGCAAGGATATCCAGTAGAACATTAAGACCAGAACCTTCAAAATTGTAATCTGAAAAGGTTGTTTGTGATCGAAGAAACTCTTTTAGATTTTGTTTAATCTCATCAAAATCTAAATCGGTGACTGAAAATCGATTTGTGGTCATTTAACGTAATCTCTGCAACATAAAGTTTATGGTAATGGGTTCTGAAACATTTTTAATAGTAAATTCCATTATAACATTAAAAGCATTGTTATCATAATTTGGATTTACTGTTATTGAAATGATACTAATTCTGGGTTCAAAATTAGTTAAACATTGTTCAATTTCATTTTGTAATGCTGTTGCAGTGATAACGTCAAAATTATCAAATAATAATCTACGAACATTGGAACCGTAATCTGGATAAAACGGTTTCTCATAATGATTAGTCAAAACAATATTTTTTACTGCATTGATTATTGCTTGCTCATTGACTAATAAATTAATGTCTTTCTTTACCGGATGTATCGTAAAATTAAGATCTAAATCTTTAAAGGTACGAATTTGATTTTTTACAATTACTGATTCCATTGACTATTTAGCTAGAAAATATTGCTTTAGTTATGTTTCTACGATGTTTGGTGTGTGCAAAATCTACAGAATAGGTGTAATAACCATTAGCCGATATATTCAAATCTTCTATAGTAAACATACCATTAGCATTCAAATAAGCAGAACCACTAATATCAGGACCAGAATAGGTAATCTGTGTTTTTGGTTTGCCTGCTGAAATAATTAAATCAAAATTACTACTGGTAACGATAATATCAGGATTGGTATTAAGGGTTTCATTATATAATGAAGAATCATCAATACCACCACCGGGAGGCTCCTCTGGTAATCCATCATCACCCGGAGGAGAACCATTATCACCACCATAAACACCTAAATAAATTAA